CACTACTATTTAGTTGAGGACAACTTCAATAGCAAGGCCTCTCGAAACTTTTTGACATCGATATTCAGGAACGGAGCGTAGCGGATGCACTTGTGTTTGAATGTTGGAAAAATGATCGTATCGGCAACCTTTCGTTCCCACACCGGAAAGAACCCCATCACGCTATTCAGGACAATCAGAGTTTCCTTATGGATAGCCTTCTGGAGTGTCATAGTCAATACCTGGGGATACTCACCATTCACAACTTTGAAGAGACTCTTGAAGTCGTGTTCAAAGAGATATCCGATATCACTGGTTACAATATACTCCAGTGATTCTTGAATGCGCCTTTTCTCAAGATAGACTCGGTTTGATTCTTCTGAGAGAAGATCCCTCACCCAGTTCACATCACATTCAAAGAAGTTTGCCGCAAGAAAAAACTTCAACCCATCATCAGTAGGATAGAGTTTAGCAAGCTTACGGAAGGACCATCTATCTCTGTGGTGTTCAAATGCCTCTGAGGTAATACACCTCGCCTTGCCTTGGTACTTAAAAAAATCATATTTCCCAGGAGCAAAGTGCAACTTCATCGCCCGAAAGAGACAACACGCATCATAACCAGTCATATCACTCCTAGATCGGCAAGCGACCCGATTTCGCACCCCGCTTTTTCAAGAGATTCAAATCTGCTACTTCTATTTCAAGATCAGCAAGGATATCAGCCGTAAGCAGGGATGCTGCCGATTCATGTTCCACTCCAAGCTGCTCGCAATACAATTGAAGTCCTTCCCACAACCCAACCTTTTTGTGAGCACAATACTCCCGCAAGGATAAGCACCATATTCGCATCTCATCCTTTGTTGGCATGGGGGACCTTTGCTAATGCACTCACCACATATTCCTGTGGTGATTTATTGGGCCACATGATTCCAAAGTGCTTCGAATGGAATGTGGACACGGATTGATCGGGAAGCATATCCAGGCGCTTCTCCAATTTCCGAATAATCTGTCCAATCCAATCGCCAGAATTGAGAACTTCCAGTGGATTGGGTTGGGGCATTTGTTCTCCCATATAACAATCACTGATCCCTGATGCACGAAGCACCGAGAGGAGATTTACGGCTTCATAATCATCCAGTTCAATCTCAGACTTGGGCATCACTTCACCGCAATCTTGTACAATTGCTCAAACTGCTCATGCTCGGCCACTTCTTCTTCGAAGTTCTGCTTGTGGTAGACCTTGGCCATCTTGTTCACCAGCTTCTTCGTGAGCTTCAAATCCTCCGCGATCTTCTTCACCACTTCGCGTGAGTATTCGCCCTCAGCCTCAACGCGGGTGCGGCTGTCTGAAGTGTCCTTCAGTGCCTTAACCAACCGTGTCCGTTCTTCCTCTGTCAAATTCTCCACCAATACTACTGTCTTGGCCATAATATCACTCCTTTAATATGAATAATGTTGAAAGAAAAAATGCACCAACTTCGACACCGAATAAAACGTAATACTCACCATCACTGCCACAATCACATAGTAGACACAATTCATGAACGTATCATGGTTCACGGCTTCTCCCCATAGAATAAATGGTTATCGATCTTTCCAAGGAAGACCTTCTGCTTTCGCCACTTCGGCTTCACATAATCCGCGTGATAGTAAACGGCAGTGCTATATTGTGACATTATAGCACCTTTCCAGTAAGATTGCAATACCCTATGTGCGATTTGTTGCGATTCGTTCCACTTTTCTTTGTTGGGCTTGTATTTGTTCTCACACCAGAATGAGAATTGGCAAATCTTTCGATCATTAACTACCAAAGCCTGGGTTATCACACCACACACGGTATTGGGTCTGTGTTTTTGTCCCACTCGATTCATGACGACCAGCGCCACGGCTTCTTTACCCAGTTCACCCTGGTTTCCCGCTTCGTAGTAAATCGCTTGAGTCAAACATTTTTCTTCACGAATAGTTTTGACTACATTGAAATTGCGTTCAACGAGTTCCGTTCGTGATAGATCTACCAATTCGGTACGTTCATCTGAGAGTGGAAATGCGAGAAAACTCACGATACAGAGAATGCCAATGAAAATAAACCTGTTCATTATGCCTCCTTGTAGTATTCCGCAAGACACTTATCGAGGATCGGTAGATATTCCTCTTTGTCCCTCACATGAACCGATGGAAATCCCGTATCTTCTACCGCAGTCGCAATCACTACCTTCTTGATGGGAATGCCGGTGCGTTCTTCGAACATTTCTGCATACGAGGCGGTCTGGACAAAGTAGTTGGTGATCCACTCCACCGGCTTAATATAGCCCGAAGTCTTCACATCGAGGATGACGATCTCACCATCCCACACAACCACCGCATCCGTGCGCCCTGCAATCCGCAGTCGGTCTGAATATAGAGCCTGTTCTACAGCATACACCTTCGTGATGTGTTTGTCAAATTCTTTTTTGAGTTGAAGGTAGAGTTCCTTCATGGTGGGCATCATGCCCAAATTCTCTCGCAATGTCATAGTGTTGAGGAGGTATTTTTCACACAGTAAGTGGATATACGTGCCGCGATCTGCCCCACGCTTGGTCTTTCGGTCTGCTTCCTCAGCCCCCACTCTCGCTCGCCACTTGGCAATTACGTCTCGGTTCAAGAGGCCTGAAATCGTCGAGGCGGATGGGTATCGTTTTCCTTCCGGTGTCTTGTACCACCGTCCATCTGAAGTGGTGAAGGCTGGCAGTTCGAATTTCAGCCCTGGGATAGTGACGTGTTCAAACATTTTGGCTTTTTCGCCCGAATCTCGTTTCGCGCCTTTTGCCATCGTTATATCTTTTTTCAATAGGAGCCAAAACGTAGTTGTCGAAGTCACTGGGAGGACGATGAAACCCCAGGACTACAGGATCTCCAATATTCATAGTAAGAAAGGCCACCTCATAATTAGGATCTTTGAGTAATTCTTCCAAAGCGGCAATTGTCAAGGTGCGTTCGGTGATTTCGCCCGTTGGTTTATACTTGATATCGTAGTTTGGCATGGTTAGTTGACTTTCACATATGCAGGTTTGGTCAGTGCTGGGGTATACGTAGGATTCTCACTGAGAAACTTCTGAAAATCATTCCACGTCATGAGAGGTAATTCACTCACGACCTTTGTTTCTGAATTCTGTACGAGGTATTGGGGCATAAGTCTCCTTTATTAAAAATCAATCACGGTCACTGGATTTGTGGGATCGTATCGCACGTCACAAATGCAAGTATTGTAAAACTTCGTGGTCCAGGTATCGGCTGTGTACGATCCAGATCCCTCATGGATATGTCCAAACAGATGGATTCGTGGTAGGACTCGCTTCACGTTCTCCAAGAGATTCGCATCACCAACATGAGGATCTTCACCGTATGCTGGAAATCTCACAAGATCGAGGATGCCTTTTGGGGGTCCATGAGTAATCAAAATGTCAATACCACTGGGAATGAAGTCCCACAATTCTTTTGACTTACGGCCACCTGGAGGATAGTCAAAGGACCAATCGGAAGGATCGTGAATGGCACTGGAATAGGGCGAACCAAAGACACGATACCCAGCCACTTCCTTTTCTTCGTGATTCAGCAATACAGCAGGCTCAAACTCTGTCCGACACCAGGAGATGTTTCCTTCACAGAACATATCATGATTCCCAGGAACGATAATCTTATATTGGTGTGGCTGTGCCTTGAACCATCTTGCAAATTCAGTCACGTTGTGCATCTTCGCTCGCATACTGAAATCGCCAGCACAGATCAACATATCCCCATCGGGAATCGTCAATTTCTTGTGATAGCCATGTGTGTCTGAAAACGCTACTATACGCACGATTACCCCCGATATCCTTTTGCTATTTTCTCGCGCACAACGAGATCGTAAATGTCCTCAGCCTCTGCCAGAGTCACAGGTGCTTCTGTTTTTGATCCGCTCTTGAGTGTATTCCCGCGCCGACCATATTGAAAATTCACGAGATATTCAGACAGTGCTGGATGCACCTGGGTGATTTGAATATGATATTCCTTATCGGACGTTCCCTCTTTGAAGTATAGGGATTTGGATTGAACCATCAAAGGCTGACATGCAGTGACCTTTGCAGTGACCTTTGCAGTCCCTGTGGGCTTTTGTATTTGTCTCAGGCACCGCTCAAGAGTTTCGCTTAGTGTGCTCATATTCGTTCCCATTCATAAAGATGGACGGTCTTGTGGGTGAAGTCAGTAAACAACAAAATCTACCGAGATAAATTACTGACTATCTATTCTATTACCATATAAATCTACTATAATATGACTTCCCCACAAGACTCCACCTGGCCGACGACTATTTGATAGATGTGCCAAAATCGGCACTGCCCCGAAACGCTTCCGCCGTAGCGTTAGCGGCACTATGCTTGGTTGCTATCAAACTCTTTCGGACCATTATCCAGCCGAGACAGCAAAATCACTGGCACTTAGAACAATCGCATCGGGCGGCAGCAATCCACGGGCCCTGGCATATTTAGTCATTTCCTCAGCATTCAACAATTGGTAGGCAGCAATATTACGATGCACCTTGATACGTGCGATCTTTGCTCCAATCTGTTCCAACTGCCACAAATATGAAGACAGTCTATAGAGTTCGATTTCAGTACCAAGCGTCCCGCTAATTTCGGCTGCGGACACTTGGCGTCCATCCAGGAGCACCAATAATACTTTTTCTGCCTGGGTGGGATTCTTATTCTTTCCGCGCATAGACTCTCCTCATGATTTCAAAGATTATACCACAAATCAGCACCTTTGTCAAGGCTACTTCTTCTTTTTCTTTTTCTTTTTTTCCTTCGCTTCAGCGGCTTTGGCTGACTTGGCTTTGGCCACCGCTAACCGATGTGGGCGGGGTGGATGTATCACATCACCCTGAGACCGAAAATTCAGCGCCACATTCGGAGCACACTGGGTGACTTTCCCACCCTTCTCCAACCACTCATCAACCAAACTCTTTATTTCACCCGTAGTCATTTCCTTTGGGGCCAACAGTTCCTTATTCGATGTCATGCTGTTCCTCTCGTTCATCGGCAGATGATTCTGCCTTCTGGTCATGATAAGTTCTATTGCCCACGCACCACGAGCAACGCCCGTGATTGCGGCAACTTGGATCAAAGCTCTTCGACTTCCTAAACGGTTGTCGATGCTCCTTCTTGTGCAACACCGCTTGGTCCAGGCTCATTGACCTTCCTCCCTCGTCCTGCGTATTCCTTCTGAATTGCCACCTTCTGATCGGTCGGCAAATGGGAATACTTGGTGTAAGTCATCCCCTTCTTCGTTGACAGCCACGATCCCAATACCGCCTTCGTTCCTATCTGCGATGCCATAATATAACTCCTTTCACGTTGAGCACATTAACTACTTATTCGACTTCCGCACTTCACGAATAAATGTCTCAGGATACCAATCGGTCCACATCCCACCGTCTAGATCTACCATGCAAATCTCATAATAGTCTTCTCTACGAGTCAGATCCACAGCCACAATTTCACCGATTCCAACTCCTGATACGCGAACCCAATCCCCAACCCCGATACTGGAGACCACTAACTTATCATTGATTTCGAGTTTGTACGAGTGCGCTGCACACCAGTGTGTTATTTCGTCAATTTTTTCTTCATCGGTCTCATCATCCGAGAAGCTGAAGAAACAATCCCCCCAATGAATGAGATTACCGCAAAAAGTGTTTCCATCATCAACTTTAATGAGGTATTCCATAATTAAGCCTCCTCCACTCCAATACGGCCACTGGTAATGTCCGCAATATCATCCGCATCATTCACGGCAAATTTCACGTAGATCTTATCCAAATCCTCACCCTGTTCCAACAGAGGAATTTCTTCCAGGTGTTCATCGTGCCTGGGGTGCCCCCGCGTCGGCTTGGGTCTCTTCTGTGCAGCCACGGTAACGGACACTCCTTTCTTTTTTGCCATCGCTCGGATTGCTTTAATGTGGTCTTCCATGGTTTTATACTTATTCACTGGTCACATTCTCCACAGCAATGATATAGGCGTCTTCCATGGTGTGATTTGAAGGCATCTCACCATTTTGGACTAACCACTTTGCCTGTTCAGCATTCTGGGCTTCAAACTGAAACACGGTGGCGGTGGTCACTTGAAATGTTGGCATACTTATTTTCTCCAATCTGTGCACTTCGTCTGGTATCTGCTTTTCATTATTTCACCAATCGCAAATGGCCATAATTCTTGATTCGTTTGCTGGCCGGTTCATGATCCAG